GCTCGATGAAGACAGACGGAGTTAAGAGGTCCATCTGGAGAGCTATCTGGTTCAACCGCTTGTTTATCTGGACCTGAACACCCAGCAACTTCTCGGACAGCCCCTGACCCCAGAATCCAAGCAAGTTCTTGGTCCAACGGATGAACACGAACGGGAAGAAGTCCTTCTCGTAAGGCTCATCCAGAAGGGTCGTATTCTCCAAACAAATGCAGTGCCTGCCGTCCGATGCGTCTTTTCGACTGGGCAAGTGCCAGGACTCGACACATTCCACCTGATTCGAGATTACGTTCTGGCTGGACCCGTAAACCTCCGCCTTGGGCGTGTTCAGGATGGCTTTCTCGAAATCAGGGTAAGACGCCAGCAACACCTCGCGAGATACCAGCTTCCTCTGGAATATCTGACGGGGCTTACCGTAGAAGCTCTCCGAATCGTCGATAAAAAGCTCGTTTGGGAATATCCGGTCCACAACCAGCTTATCCCCATCGGAATAGATCTTCATCGCCCCTGTACCGAACACAGTGGAGTCCAGGAACACATCGCTGGCTACAGAATAGATGTCAGTCGCGTAGAACTGGCCATTTACGAACTTATCCAGCAATTTCGCCTTACGCTTCATCGACCAGTTACCACCAGTCGTCATAAACGTGATTTTCGGGAAATTGGACGTAATCTCACTCGTTACTGTCTCACACATCGAGTTGACCACGTTTAAGGTCACATCTTCGGACCGGGCACTCGACCGCTGGGCATAATTGGCCGATGAGAGGCCACTGACGTTCACATTCGAGAACAAACGCAGCCAACTGAGGTTATCTTCCTCCCGATACCGCTGGTCCTCCCGCAAGGAATGTACTGCCGAGAATACGTCCTCGTGAACGTCCCCGTCCTTCTGCCACCAGAATTCTTCCGTTAAATACATCAGTGCTTGTCCTTATCTATGCAGTAATTCGATGTCTCGTCCGAACCAGCCATCTCAACGCTCTCCACACCGTAATGTGCAGCAGGGGCCGAAGGCTCTTCGTGGAACCGGATGTCGACAAGGCCGTCAGTCACCACAATGTGCTGGACCCTGTTCTTTCTCAGGAATAATACCGTGTCCACCAACTCTCCGTCTAATGACGTATGTTCTCCCACCATGTGTTTCCATCTTTCTGGGCTAGTTTATCCACAGCCCGTTGTTCCATTCGGTCAGCTTCTCTCTCGTAATACACTATAGAACCAATATCAGGCTCCTCCTCACGGGCGACACTCGCGTAATGCCGGGACTCTCGCCAAGCATACAACGCCGCATCTGCGAGGTGGTTCTCGAACCGGCCATCCTCCTTCGGGCGGTCTTCGTCCCACTGTAACAGCCGCCACTCATCCAGTACGCCACAGCCCTCAAGGACTTTTATCCTGGCAGAAGCTAAGTCAGAGTTCATCAACTCTATGTAACTCAGCTTATTCCGCTTCTCTGCTGCCCGCATTGCCAACCCATGGCGGAAGCGAAACTCCTCAACAATGCTCTTCCCCAGCCCGCCAGTGTCTGCGACCATCACCCGGAAATCATACTCCCGGTTATACTGCTTAATCTTCTCCGCAATATCCGAAGGCAGCATCTTGCTGCTCTTGTAGTCCTCAATGATGTAGAAATCTGGCAAATCCTCACAAAAAGCACCGATGACGAAGGCTGTGGCGTCTTCGTAACCCAAATCCACACCCAAGATGAACTGCCAATCATGGTCGTCCCACGGGAGGGTGTTTACTATGTTCTCCTCTGTGTACTTGTAAACTATCGAATCGTTGCTGCGCATCCAGCGGCCACGCCACTCGCGCTGATAAATCGGGTTGTCTGTGGACCAACCCTTCTGCTTCATACGCCGGTCAAGCCAATCCTGGGCGTGGGGGATATGAGGGTTCTCCAATATCGTCCAATGGTGATTGGTGTAACCAAAGTCAGCCTCGGTCGTTGCACGGTAAAACATCCCCGAACAAGCAGCGGACGGAGTACCGATCATCGCCAAAGTGCCGTTGTGGTCAATCAGGGCTGGCTCAAGTACCTCTTCAACAAGGGCATCCATGTGGGGTCCGAAACTAGCTGCTTCATCCAAAATAACCAAACGGTAAGTAGAACCACGTAGCTTATCAATATCAGCCTCATCGTTTGCCCCCGTCAAGATTACCTGAGAACCATTCTTGAAAGTCGCCACAAGCTCCGAATTATTAAAGCGAATCCCTAACATGTACTTCCGGTTAGCCCGCTTCATCTCCTGCCACATCAGACGCTTTGCACTGCGACGAGATAACCCAATGTAAGCACACAGGCAGTCAGGGTGGCGTGTTGCCATCTCAATCAGATAATAACAACACGCGTAAGTCTTCCCAGACCGGCGGGAACACAATGCCGTCTTGAAGTGAGAGGGGTCTTCAATGAATTTGATCTGATACTCAAACAAATCCTCCTTCCAGCGGAATGTCCGGTCTGGCAAGGCTCCCTCGTCAGGCTTGGGGATTGCACCAAACCTCTTCACAAACTCGCGGATTACCGCTCTAGCATCGTGGTCCGAAGAACTCATGCCACCTTTCTGGGACGACCACGACCACGCTTTACCGGAGCCTCGGCCATCGCCTCTTCAGGGTCGAAACGAAACCACGATACAGAAGACATAGGGAGAATGTAAGTGCCCTTCGTCTTATGCACCACTTCAATCCCGTCCTTCACAAGTTTCATCTCAAAAATGCCCTCGTGCTTAGGGATCGCAGCGTTAATAAACGTCGTATTCAACAACGGTTTTGCGTTAGCTGTCAACTGAAGTGCTAGAACGCGCATCATATATCTCCTTCATCTGCTCCAACGCACCCTCTTGCTGAAGATGCGGGATGTGTAAAAACTCATAACGACCCTTCAAGTCCTTGCAAATGTAACCCTTGTGGGAAATCGCAACGGGCTCTCCAGTACGGTACTCAAACGCGTCAACCAATGAACGCGCCAAACCAAAACGGCGAAACGGAGCCTTAACATAACAGTAATGCAGTATCAGGAACTTCGGGATTCGATGGGCGCATAACCAACCTAACACCTGGTCCGGGTCGTTCTCCATACAAGCGACAAGGGTTATCCCCTCCTCCAATAAACGACGGACAACCGAACGGTGCATCTTGTATACCGTTATCTTCGGCTGGTCCTTGTTCTGGGATGCGTAACTCTTTAACCAACTGGAATAAATGAAGCTCGTGTCACCCTCGTCCGCCTTGCGGATACGCACCGGCAAACGCTGGGAGTCCTTAATAGGGTTGTATCCCGGGGACGCCACAGTCACACCAGGACCCAACTTCCCCCGCAAATGCACCTCCGGCTCCACATGTAATCGACTCATGACTTCCCCTTCTCGGCTAACCGCTTGTATGCCTCACTCGACAATTCCAACAACCGCTCGTCAGATACAGCGTCCAACTCATTCTGATCCCGGATGCCCATCTCTAACTGGGCCAACTGGACAAGGGAACGAGTTAACACACCCAAGTGACGAGATTGCAGGTTGTCCAACCCCGTAGATGCAGAAGAACGACCCAAGCGGCGCATCTCGCAATCAATGACCGCATAGGCACTGTTCATAATATTGTTCAAGGATGGGAGATAAGTTACGTCAACACGGGATGCAGAGTCACGGTTCACATCCAACGTGGAACCCTCGGCCTCTATTATAGCGTCAGCCTCCGACAAAGCCTCGCGACGGGTCGTCTTAGATGACCGCCTGGTCAATGACTCGTCGTAAGTGACCTGAACCTTGTCAAGCCTCGCGTCATACGTCGTCCTGGCCATCCGGCCCCCGTGATGCTGTGCATCTGCTAATGTCTCTTTAGTTTATACTATGGAAAAAATTATATAATTACAAGCATAGGGGATATTTTGATGCGATGCGTTGATGGGAATTTAGGGGAAATGGTGTTGGTGGGGATTAACGTTAATCTGAAGAAGTGATCCCGGGGGTCGCCTCGCGCCTGAGCCCGCGCGGAGGCCCCTGCCCCCCCCCTCCGCCTGCGCCCCTTGAAGGCACCGCCCTGCCCTCTCCCCATGGCCTTGCCCCCCCATACAAAGCCAGGAATTGTTGCCATTGGTGGCTCAGGGCCGGTCATGGCGCTAGCTGAGAGAACACCGAATCCCCGCCGATAACATCTCGGCCTTAAGGTCGGATATCCGGCCACCCCTCCGGGAGAGGTCATAACGCAGCCGGGTAGTTTCAGCCCTATGGCTTGCCTTGATAACCGCAACGTCAGCCCTGTGAATTGCTTGGACCTTTTCCATACACTCGAACCCAAGCACGATAGCCGATTTCAGGCTTTCAATATCGGCCTTAAGGGTTGCTATATCTTTGGCCTGATTCTTGATTGTCTCTTCACTGGTCACTGTATCACCTTGGTTCAATTTTTAGCCATTTAGGCTGGCACCACAAATGCCCCGGGATTACCGAGGCTGAGGGGGATTGTAGGGGTTGTTAGGGCTGTTTTACAGTGAGTAGGTGTCAAGGTAGGAGCGATTGTTTAACCGGTAGTAGTTACCGTCGATGAAGGCATTCAACCTATCGGCTGAATTGTATCTGGTGGCAAGGTCGACGGCTTCCCGCATTGCCCATTGTGCCTTTTTTAAATCACAGGAGCAGCCCCAACAATGGCTATCGCCCTGTGACCAATGGCCAGTTTTCCGGAACATGTCGTGTGGCGTTGTGTCTGGGAATACCTTGAAACATTGTTTGCATGTTCTGTTAGGCCTCGGTGTGGATTCAATTACGGGGACTAGAAACATTGTGTCAATCTTTCGAAAAGTGTTTAGGGTCGCTACCCGATGGAAAGAGTTAGAACATATTGTTTCCCGTGCGTCAATACTTATTGTTACCTGCAGTGTCGATTGTTGGGAAACCCTTATGGGGTATGGGTTTGCGGGGGG